TCTGCCAATTCGCGCTTCCATAGCGTATATAAGAGGCTTTTTTTCTATCCATTAGATTACCTACCTCAACCCCATATAAGGGTCTGTAATGGCTTCCTATGGCTTCTGTATAGGCACTCATGCCCAGTCTATGGCTATGTCCTGCTATGACCGATTTGCCCCATTTTTTAGCAAGGTTAAGGGCTGTGATGCCTGCGTGCTGGCTCATGCTGCCCTCATCGCCATGTGCTAATACCCAGCCAGGGTGAAACTCATAGGCTGTCTTGTAGTAGTCAATGCCCATAGACGCAAAGTCCATAAACTTAGGATATTGCAGCTCTGGTAAACCTATTAGACCAGGTGCTTTTAGTAAAGTGCTATAAAGGCGATCAGTATGATTACTGCGGATAACACTAGCCTTTTTGCTGTACTCGGTAAGATCCCATAGTATGTCTTGACAAGCTGCACGATCTTCGTTAAGAGTCTGACTGTAAGCCAAAGGTGTGCCATCGGCCCACTTGCTAATTGTTTGAAAGTCGATCTCATCGCCAACACATAAAACCTCGTCAAACTTTTCGCGTCTTGCAAGTTTAATGACGTTCTTGACTGCCTGCTCATGATGGTATGGGATTTGTAAATCTGATATTACGAGCCACCTAATTGTCATCTTCTTCCGTAGGATCGATACTAGGTATGATGCCGCCATCACCAATAACCCAGTCTGGCATAGTCGCTCTGTCTGATACAAAATACAAGCTACAGCTCTCGCTAAAACCAGCCTTACGTGCAGCCTTGTATATCTCGTTCATACAAATATAGTGCTGATCTAGTTTAGATAATGGCTCAGGTGATTTACGCACCACGCGCTTATTTATCTTCTTACGCTTACGCCTTGTATCAGCCATACTATAATTGTCGCTTAACTATTAAAGAATACAGTTCATCAACACGCTGTTCTAATCTAGTTAACTGATCTTTCATGCTTTGTCCACCATTAGGACGTAACTCATTAAGCCAGCCTTTAACTATAAAACGTAATCCGATTAGACCGCCTGATAGCACAGCTATAACGCCAGCGCCAAAGCCAGCCCATTCTGTAGGTGTCATGCTTCATCTGCACCGAGGCCATAAGCATCATCGGATTTATCTAAAGCCCTAGCTGCTGGGCCTGCAAGTGCGGCCACTACCACTGATATAACTGGATCTAGTCCTAGCTCATTACTGGCTAAGAATGTTAAGAATGATACAAGCACACCCCTAAAATATGATTTAAGTATTGCTTTTTGCTTATTGCTTATTTTCATATGTTACCCCCTAGTAGTGGTATATCAAACGGCTTGCTGTCTTTATCGCCTAACTTTGTAAAACTAATATGTATGTGCTTTGTGTGTTTGTTAAAGCCTTTGTACTTACGCCACTTAAAATTAAGTATCTTGCTAGCAATCATGCCATTATGTATTACGTAAGATATGCGCTTATCGGTTTTCGCACACTTTCTGATCTGGTCAGCCAAATATACTGAGATCCCTTCGGATGTATCCAAGCGAGAATCAACATCAATGGCTCGTACACACCCGTCTGCATCTGGATTATGATCCGATTTTGTGGCGGAATGACGAGCATCACCCAACCACCCATCAGAGGTAGAGCGACGATCTGGGTACCAGGTATCAATTTGATCTCTTAACTGTGTACCAGCTGCACATAGCCAAGGCTTCATTATGAAAGAAGTAAGACGGCTTCCTCAGCTGTGATGCCAAGTTTGTTTAACAGTGCTGCTTTAGCAGTTGCTTGTGCTTCAGCTTCGGCTTGTCGTGCTGCAAAATTAGCAGCATCTTTTGCCATCTGTGCTATCTCAGCACTCGTAGCATCTCTGATAACTTCTTCTTGTGTTTCGCAGTTATATTCTTTAATCTGTGGTTTGCTCATTATTTCACCCCGTATAAATATGCTGTGCCTGATGTAAAGTTGCCTGAACCTGGAAATAAAACCAATGAGGTAATTGCACCTGTTTGATTAAAACCATATTGTCTAATTCCAATATTCATATTAGAACTGCCGCCGTGATAATTTTGTAGGAAATTGCTTTGACCCATTTTCCAAGTTGTAGAGTTTGCGTAACCATATATGTCTAACTTAATTATAGTTTGAGAAGCTGAATTACTACCACCACCAGTTAAATCCCAAGCAGTATTATTAAAAGAAACATTTTCTTGTTGAATTGCGGTGTTTATGAAATGCCTGTTTGCATTTGAATCATTGTTTACTCTTACGCTTAAAGTATTATTATTAGTGGCAGGTAAAAAGTTTTCAACAATTAATTGTAAGTTAACATAGCCTGACGGGATTGAACCAATGGTGACTGATGCACCTGTTAATGATGTTCCACCTGTATTTATTAAAGTCATGCCACCGCCGCCTGCAGGTGCAGCCCAACTAGGTACGCCGCCTGCAACTGTTAATACGTTGCCAGTGCTACCAATTCCTAATCTTGCTGGTGTTGATCCGCTAGAAGAATAAATCATATCGCCTGTAGTAGTCATTGGGTTAGTCATGCCAGTTGTATCTACGTTAGCCCATGCACTACCGGTGTAATATGTTGTTACGTTTGTATCTTTGAGATAAGCAAACTGTCCTTCTTGTGGTGAAGTAATTGCTGAATCTCTAGCTGCTGCACTTGCAAAGACTAGGATGCCTTGCATTAAATAGCCGTTAGTATCGGCTGCAGTCAGCACCTCACCAGTTGTAAACGTCTTAAAGCCTAATCCTGCTGCCATTTGTACTCCTTAGTAACTTAGGACATTATAGTCTAAAGTGCCATAAATCGTGTCATTTAGGATAAATGCGTCTATGATCGGCTCTAATGTCGTGAACGTAGTTTTCCAACTATTCGGTGTGATATTCATTCTCACGCCAAAAATCTGTAATGTTTTTTCTAGGGTAGATCCGCCTGGCTGTGTAGTAATTACCTTGATCGGATCAAAAAAGTCTAGGTCTAGGGCTGCAATAATGCCGCTATTGTAATTGTTTGTGTATAGGTCAAGCACTATAGAATCTACTCGTATATCTGTCTCAGCACGTGATGCAACATAAGCCTGTGCGTAATCTAGAGCTACTGCATCGGTCTGCATAAGTAGGTTGTCTAAGAAGTAGCTGTGTAAGAAATACTTGTCTATGCTGTCTTGGTTTAATGCTACCTGTGCTGTGCCACCCGACCTTGTAATTGTGGCTTTGTTGAATACTAATACATCGTTAAGAATCCAACTAGCATCAAAGTAATCTATACCTGTGCCGTTATCTGCAAAGATTGTGGGTGTACCGCCAATAGATCCAGCAGTTACGTTGCGATCTTGAAATACAAAGTTATTATCGGCACTTACATAAATAGCACCATATTCAGAATTGGCTACTGTAAATAGTGCCTGTAATGCTGTGCGGTTAGTGCCTGGGTCTGCTTGCATAGTAGTAAGACCTGCATCAATATCTCTTTGTGATACTGGCCAGTCAATTTCATCTAATATTTCGTTAATACGTGTGCCTGATAAGTCGCCGGCAGTTGCACCTGTAACTGTGCTGATCTGCGCTAACTGCGCTAATCTGAATGCATCTACAGCTTGTATAGTTGTTATTGCTACATCCTCGCCAGACTCACCTGGGTAAGTAGTTACGTAGCTTGTAATAAATCCTGAGAAGATAGGATATGTTACCGATGAGTAGGTTGCAGTTATTTGCACCTTTTTCATAGGTGTTAATAGATTATAATACGGGCCACTTACATTTTGGGGATTAAAGTCGCCATTTTGATCTACTATGCGTAAAGTAAGTGCGCCTGTTTGAAATTGATCGGATAGTGCAGTACGGCCTCGGTTAGTCTCTATGCGGTTGACCTGATTAGACACATCTACAATTACAGCTGTGCTATCGGCTAATACATTTGTGTCCAATATACCTGTATCTAAGATCATGGCCTGAGCAAAACTAGGGCCAGTGCTAAAGTTAATTACGGCATTTATAACAGGTATTGGCATTAAGGTAACTGTCCTGCACCAGTAGTACTAAATCCACTACGCCCAGCTACTTGAATGCTTTCGGCTACTAATTGTGCAAACTTATCACCAGATGGTGAGTCAATCCTTACGTTTACATCTAATGATCTATTGCCTGATTCCCTAGCTCTTTCGGTTGCTATTTGTGATACGTTCATACCTGCATAAGAAGATGAGCCTACTAACTGAGTTGCTAGATCTTGGAAGTAACTAGCTGGCTGTGAAGGTAAGCCAGGTGCGCTGACTTTAGGTGCTGCAGAAGGTATGCCAAACTGTGTGTTAATTAACTCTATTTGTGCATTGATTCTATTTATTAAAGATCTAACCTGCACTAAAGCAAACTCTGTTAAAGTTTTACCAGCTGCTGCTGCTTCTGCTGCTAATTTCTTTAGTGCATCTGCTGCTTCTAACTCAGCCAAATACTTTTTAGCCAAAGCCTCGTTGTTGTCTAGTATTGCTAACTGTGCCTTTAGGCGTAACTTAGTCTCTTCATCGGTTGCGCTGTTTAAAGCTGCGTTTAGACCTATGCGCTCTAAGTCAAACTTCTTTTTTAATTCTTCTACGTTCTTATTTTCTAAAGCATTCTTCTTTGTGATTATACTAAACTCTTCTTTACGTGCTTTAGTTACCTGCATGCTTGCAATAAGATCAGCCCTTGATTTAGCCGGTGATAATCTAGGTGCGTTTATATCTGACTTACGCATAAACTTGCCGCCAACTTTAACGCTGGCATTAGGGTTAAGTAATCCTATGACATCGCCAATAGTTGCAAAGGCATTGCCTATTTTCTCAGCTGCCTTAACCATTTTTGCAGTAAATGTATCTATATCGTTACTGCCTGATAATGCTGCTAGGGCATCTAATAAGCCCTTGCCTATTGCTTCTTTAGATTCATCTACGGCTACAGTCAATTTAGCCATACTGCCTGCATAGCCTTCTACAGCTGCTGCGGCCTGACCTGCAAAGTTAACGTTAAGTGTGCGCTGTACTTCTAAAAAAGATGCTGACTTTAATTGTGCCTTACTTAATCCTACTCCTAACCTACCTAGTGCTGCGTTATCGCCTAAGTAAGCCTTAGACAAGCTAGTAGATACAGCTGTGAGATCCTTGCCAGTTCCTGCTGATACGTTTAGTGCGGTCTCAAATAAACTCTGTGCCTTAGCAACATCTTTAGTTACTATAAGTAAGCGTTGAAATCCTGGGATTAAACTTTCATCTACAATGCCAAACTGCAGCGATAATTTCTTTAGATATTCTTCTATGCCTGGCTGCTCAAACTCTAAGCCTAGATTGCTAACTGTGGTGCGTAGTTTAGCGGCTGCCTTCTCTGACTCTACAAAGGCGTTGACTGCGTTCTTGCCAAAGGCTACTAAGGCTAATGAGCCAAATACTTTGGCAGAAGTCTTACCCAAGGCTTTTAGGTTTTTATCAAAGGCTGATATTTCTTTCTTGCCTTTTTTTAATCCTTTGTTATCAAAGGTGCTGAGTACCGAGGCTACAATTGTTGGCACAGTTATACTCCTGTAAATCCGCGAGCTGATCGCTCTTTATAAAATTGCAACACTTGACCTTTTTTCTCTAAAGGTAACTTCTTATAGTAAGCAAAGATTGCATCGTTAAGTGCTTTTTCTATGTTTGCATAGATAGGGCCTTGTTCTTTTTCCCAAACTTTGTAAAGCGCACGACCAGTATTTCTACGACCTCTACGGCCTACAGATCCTTTCAATGTTGCATCTACTAATGGTGGCAAGGCTGCAATAAACTCTGCGCTTGCATTCGGATTTAGTGATGCGCCACCAGGTGTGCCTTGTTTATTTTTTCTACCTGCCCATTCAAATACCATACCTGCTCGGTTTTCGTTGCTTACATAATTGTAAACAGAATAGCCTTTATTGTTTTTCTTATTAGGCCCCAGCTTATACTTTATGCCACCTTGTGCTTGACCTTGATCGTAGGCAGGAAAAGGTTTTTTTTGCCCTGCAACTTCTGGTGCTTGTTTTAGCCAACCACTCAATACGCCTGAATTGTTTGGAAACTCTTGCTTAGTTAATGCCGCAACTTTAATCATAGGTGTTTTGAGCTGTGCTTTGACATTCTTATACATGTCATCATCTAATTGATCTATTGCTTTGAGGAACTCTCTAACGCCGTTTACGACTACTGGCATTTTTGATCTCCTTTGCTCTATCGCTTAACACCTGCACAATAGCCCTTAACATCTCTGAGTCCATATTGATAAACTCACTAGGCGCGATCCCTAGCTCTACAGACAAACTTGCTATCGCATAGAGCGTAGAATCACGCTGTACTATTTTTTTTCTTCGTCTAATACCTCGACAGTTTCTAAGCTGTCAATAAACTCAATACCAAATATAGGTACAGTTACGTTAGCCCTACGTAAGCACTCATGCGCTAAGAAGTAAATCTCAGTCTGCCGTTCGTGATCACGTAGGACTTTACTAATTCCTGCGCCATACTTTAACTCGAAAGCGTACTCGACACCTGGTGTTATCTTATGCTCAGATACTTCACCATTAGCCCTTGTTATCTTTAGCTTTGCCATTATTACTCCTTAGGCTGTTACGTCAACTACTATAGGGCTTTGGCAGGTAAATGTAATTGACTGTGTGCTTATGTCGCCCACTGCGCCGTTTACATCTTGAGTATTGTTAACTAATACTGTTGTTTGATATTCTGGGTTAGTTGCACTAATTACAGCAGAAGTCTGCTTAATTGTTAGTGGCACTGTAGTACCCCATGCTGCCTGAAGTGTTGCGTTTACATTAGCTGCTGCTGTGTCATTTAAGAAGTCAATAGTGATAGTGCTGGCTTCTAGACCCTTTGCGAACTTGTGAGCTGTATCGCCCATAGCTGTTACTTCTAATTCATCAAATGAGCGGTTAATTGTTACGGCTGTTACGTGATCGCTTAGGGCGACACTGTTCAGCGTGACAACAACGCCATTACTTAGATAGATTGCCATTATTCGTTGTCCTCATCTTTCTTAGCCGCTGGTCGTTTAACCGCTGCTGGTTGGTCGGTAATCTGGCCTATTTTGACCAGAAAGTTATGCTCTTCTTCTGTTAGTCCTTTATAGCTCATGTTAACTCCAACTCGTTAGGATTGATACTGTTATCTCAGATACTAGCAAGTCGCCACTAGCTGCGTTGACTATAGCAGGTGCTGAAATAGTAGATATGTTTAGTGTAAGACTTGATGCTGCTAGTTTAGTTACTACTGCTAATATAAAGTTTTCCATGCCTGCTAAGTTGCCTTGATTGTCAAATGCTGGCGTAGTCATAAGAATCTTAAAATTCGCTAATGGTGCAATAGTTATGTAGTCATTATTGCTAGGAGTTAAGTAGGGATCACCAGGTGTAACTACTACACTGTTAGCCAGTAGTGTTGCCGGTGGAAAACTAAATACAGACCACACGCCTGCATTAGTTAAATCTGTTGCAAGTGTGCTGCGTAGTGTGGTTATTGCAGCTGGCATTAGCCGACCAGTGAGTTAGGACTAGAATACGGCTGGATGAGACC